TAAAGGTAAAGACATATCGCACAACAAGTCGCTAGCCAATGGCGGGTCGAATGCTGATGGGTACAAGGTAGAAAGTAGTAGTAAGAACCGAGCACGCAACGGGAAAAGCCCAAAGAAATAACATCGCCGGAGGGGTGAATGAGGATTGTAGATAACAAAGCCATATTGCTTAAATTACGTAACCCTAAGCAAGTCACCGAGGTTATACCTAGGAGTAAGGAAGTCGCCCCTAACACAGTAGCGGTTAGTTGGGGACTAGACGAGGCCAAGGCTTTACGTAACATGAAGATCAACGCGCCATCACCTATTGAGGGTAGGTACGAGTGGACAGGTAAGTACGAACCGTTTGAGCACCAGAAGAAGACAGCAGGGTTCTTGACTATGAACCGCCGTGCGTTCTGTTTTAATGAGCAGGGTACAGGCAAGACAGCCAGTGCTATATGGGCAGCAGACTACTTGATGAAGCAAGGTAAGATAAAGCGAGCGTTAGTTATCTGCCCACTGTCAATCATGGATAGCGCGTGGCGTGCTGACTTGTTTACCTTTGCTATGCACCGAACAGTTGACGTGGCACATGGGGCAAAAGAAAAACGCCGAAAGATAATCGAGGGTGGCGCTGAGTTCGTTATCATTAACTACGATGGTGTGAAGATAGTACAAGACGTCATAGCTGATGGGGGCTTCGACTGTATTATTATAGATGAGGCTACCCACTACAAGAACGTACAGACCGACCGCTGGAAAACACTAAACAAATTACTCAAGCCGGATACATGGTTGTGGTTAATGACAGGCACGCCCGCTGCACAGAGTCCATTGGATGCGTATGGCCTAGCCAAACTTGTTAACGCTAAGGCGGTACCTAAGTTCTTCGGTTCGTTCCGCGACCAAGTGATGCACAAACTGACGCAGTTCAAATGGGTTCCAAAAGAAACCGCGACTGACATTGTGTTTAACGCCTTACAGCCCGCGATACGGTACACCAAAGATGAATGCTTAGACTTACCACCGATGGTGTACGTGAAACGTGAAGTCGAACTAACGTCCCAGCAGAAGAAATACTATAAGCAGCTACAGGACAAGATGGTTATACACGCAGCAGGCGAAGAGATAAGCGCGCCGAATGCCGCAGTAGTGATGAACAAACTACTACAAATAAGTTGCGGTGCAGTGTACACAGATGGAGGAGACTCATTAGAGTTTGACATCAAACACAGGTACAAGGTGCTACGTGAAGTCATTGATGAGTCGAGTAAGAAAGTACTTGTGTTCGTACCGTTTAAACACGTGATAGATGTACTTACCGATAAGTTACGTGGTGAGGGTATCAGCACAGAGATAATACGTGGAGACGTACCAGCTAGTAAACGTACTGAGATATTCAAACGGTTCCAAGAGACTGACGACCCAAAGGTATTGGTTATACAGCCGCAGTCCGCTGCACACGGTGTGACCCTGACCGCTGCAAACACTGTCGTATGGTGGGGGCCAACTTCTTCACTGGAAACATACGCCCAAGCCAACGCACGTGTACACAGAGCAGGACAAGACCATAAATGTACCGTCGTCCAGTTACAAGGTTCTGGCGTAGAGAAACGTGTTTATGCACTGTTGGACAATAGAATCAACGTACATACAAAGATGATCGATTTATACAACGAAATGGTTGATTAGTTTAGAACATTAGACTACAGTACACAGCTACACAACATAGGAGGCCCGATATGTCAGACTTCACACCTGATAAGCTAGTTAGTACCTTTCAGAAAGTAAAAGCAAAACGCGCAGAGTTAGCCGCTGCATTCAAAGAAACAGACGATGCCTTAAAAGCCCAAGAAGTAAAACTAAAAGCGGCTATGAGTGACTTCTGTTCGGACAATGGTTTAGAGAGTGTACGTACGGAAAACGGTACGTTCTACAGGTCAGTCAAGACCCGCTACTGGACAAGCGACTGGGAGAATATGCACAAGTTTATCCTTGAGCATGAAGTCCCTGAGCTATTAGATAAGCGCGTTAACCAAGGTAACATCAAACAGTTTTTAGAAGAGAATCCTGATCTAGTTCCAATGGGGCTAAACGTAGATTCGGAATACATAGTAACAGTGAGGAAGAAGTAATGAAAAAAGCACCATTCGTAATGATAGAAGATTTAAGTAAGCAGGCAGGAGTATCTACCGCTACGATACGTAGGTGGGTTCGCAATGGGCATCTGCCGGACGACACGTTTATACATATCGGCCAGACGTATAGGTTTGATTTAGAGGGTGCAATGAAAGCGTTAACATCCTCAAAGGTAGGTGACTTCGAGATCATAGACAAAGACGACGAGTGGCAGGAGGAATACGCCCAACATGATGGAACGCCTTAGTATAAAGGGGGGTACGTTTCCCCCCCAAAACGATGCTATAGAAGTTGTTATAGTAAACGCCGCTAAGGTATCACGTGCGTACTTCAAGGATCAATTTGACCCTAACAAGACTGTTGCGCCAACGTGTTGGTCTGTAGATACGCAACGCCCTGATCAGTCAGTGCCGGAAAATCAACGGCAGTCCAACAGATGTATGGATTGCCCACAAAATGTGCGTGGTTCAGCCGGACGTGGTAGAGCTTGTAGGTTTTCCCAACGACTGGCGGTAGCGTTTGAAGATAGTTTAGAAAATATATATCAATTACAGTTGCCTGCTACGTCCATTTTTGGTAAAACTGTTCGCGGTCAAATGCCTTTACAGGAATACGCCCGACACTTGTCCAAAAATAATACGTTGTGCGCCTCTGTTATTACCAAAATATACTTTGATAGTAGTAGCCCTGTACCAAAACTCTTTTTCAAACCAGTCGGTTTGTTAAACAAAGAGCAGTTAGAAATCGTTGAGGGTATGATTGACCATCCCGACACGCACCAAGCAATAACCTCGGAAGTAATTTCGAGCGCAACCTCGTCACCCTTTGATTCTGTCGATGGGTACGTACACAAACCAAACCATTCCTAGGAGAATGAGCATGTACTTAGTAAACAATGTAGAAGCACTATACCCACGTATCAACAAGACGTACCGTTTTGATAATGTCGAGAACCGTTCGGTGCCTTGCGACCCATTAGACGATGGCGCAGCGTACGAAATGTCTTTTCGCATGAGTAAAGATCAGGCCAAAGAGCTGTTCACTGAAATGGCTAAAGCGTATCAAGAGAAGCGCGAAGACAAGTGGCCTGCCAAGTTAGACATGCCGTTTAAGAAAGATGACGATGGTATGTTTATCGGCAAAGTAAAACTTAAAGGTGCGTATGGTAAAGACGCTACGCCGAAACCTATGCAATGTGATTCACGTGGTACTGATTTACCTGATGATTTTTTATTAACAACAGGCAGCACAGTCAACGTAGCACTTGCGTTCGTACCCTACAACATGCGTGACCACGGCGTATCACTACGCTTGAAAGGCGTGCAAGTTGTTAAGTACGTACCAATGCAGAAAGCTAACCCATTCGGTTCAGTTGAGGGGTTCACAGTGGGAGGGGACGATAACCCGTTTACACCTGTAGCAGGAGTTACCGTAGAGGAGATGGAGGAAACAACCGCTGACGTGTTTGGCGACGACAAACCTTCGCCTAATAAGCCAGAATCTGCACCGAAGAAAGTGAGCAAGAAGAAAGACGCACCAAAACCAAAAGACGACGAAGACCTTAGTTCCTTGATCGACGCATGGGACGACGAGTAGCTTTGCTTGACCACGGGGTGTTCATAATTTCGCCCCGTGGTACTTTTTGGTTTTGGAGGATGGTATGCACGCGAGTAAATTTATCGGCAAGGCATTAGCGGAGGGGAACTTCTACTGCCTGTTAGCACTACGCAACGGCGGCACTGATGGCCGCAAACAATTATTCTTTGACTCCCAAGACGCATTGATAGACGCCGCTACTGACTACGACAGTCGTGGGTGGGATACGTTCTTTGCGTTAGGGGCGTTCAATGACAACAAGTCTAGGAAAGCTGAGAACGTAGGTAGAGTCAAAGCGTTCTTTCTTGACTTAGACATTGGGGACGACCCAAAGAAATACGATACCCGACCAGAAGCTATACAAGCACTACGTAGTTTCTGTAGGCAAGTTAAGTTACCCACACCTACAATAGTTGACTCCGGCTACGGCGTACACGTGTACTGGATACTATCTGAATCAGTAATCAGAGATGAGTGGTTACACGTAGCCAACGCGCTCAAGCGAGTATTAGTAGACAACAACATGCTGGCTGATCCTGCCGTTACATCGGATTCGGCGCGTGTGTTGCGTATACCTACCATGCACAATTATAAAGGGGACGAGCCTAAACAGGTTAAGGTGCTTCATGAGGGTGGGGCCATAGATTTTGATGACTTTGCTAAAGCTATAGGTGTGGACACGATACCAGTACCTACCTTGGTTGGTGACAGTACGTCTGCGTTCATGGACGCATTGCACGCCAATAGAGAGAACAGCTTTAAAGATATAATGAAGAAGACCGCAGCAGGTAGAGGCTGCGAGCAGTTGAAGATTATCGCCACTGACCAAGCTAACACAAGTGAACCAATGTGGCGGGCAGGGTTGTCGGTAACAAAGTTCTGTACTGATGGTGAGAAAGCCGCACATATAATTTCGCAAGGGCACCCTGAGTACACAGCAACAAGTACTCAAGAGAAGTATGAGTTGATAAAAGGGCCGTACACTTGCGCTACGTTTGATGGTAACAACGAGGGTGTATGCCCTGACTGCCCGAACTGGGGTAAGGTAAAGTCACCAATAGTTTTAGGTAGTAAGATTAAAGAAGCTGAGGCTATCGTAACGCAGCCATCTATAAACTTGCCGAATGCTCCACTTATAACGTACGTCATACCTACGTACCCAAAACCTTACTTTCGTGGGGCAAATGGTGGGGTATACATACGCACGTCGAATGCAGATGGGGATATAGATGAGGAGATGATATACCACAACGACCTGTACGTAGTACGCAGGTTACGTGACGTAGAGGTAGGCGAAGCGATAGTAATGCGCTTGCACCTGCCGAAAGACGGGGTACGTGAGTTCACAGTACCGCTGACCGCTGTTACATCCAAAGAAGAATTTCGTAAACACATGTCCGCACAAGGTGTGGCCCTAACAAAGATGGATAAGATAATGACGTATACAACAACATGGGTAAACGAGTTACAAGAGAACGCTAGAGCCGACGAAGCCCACAGGCAATTTGGTTGGACTAACGAAAAGTGTGAAGCGTTTATACTAGGCAACCAAGAAATAACTGGCAGTTCAATATCATTTAACCCACCATCCACCCAGACAGCGGGGTTGTTCCCTGCGTTCGAGCCAAGGGGTTCATTGGAGAAGTGGAAAGAGACTATTAACTTTTATAATCGTGAGGGTATGGAGCTACACCAGTACGTTGTTGGTACAGGATTTGGCTCCGCGCTGATGGAAATGCAGCCGCTACATTGTGCTGCGTTACACATACACAGTAAAGATTCTGGGTTGGGCAAGACTACCGCGATGATTGCAGGTGCCTCTATCTGGGGTAACCCTGATGACTTGTTGATACAAGAGAGGGACACTTATGCTACCAAAATGAACAGGGGTGAGGTGTACCATAGTTTACCTTTGTATATGGATGAGCTAACTAACTCACACGGTAAGGAGTTGTCAGACCTAGCATATCAATTAACGTCGGGTAGACAGCGTGGGCGTATGAAAGGCTCCGCGAATGAAGAGCGTGTAAGGGGTAGAGCATGGAAGAGTCTAGCGGTCACCACAGGTAACACTAGCCTAGTGGAACGCGTTAGTATGTTTAAGAACATGCCGAAAGCTGAAGCACAGAGGGTGTTGGAGTGCCACGCCACCAAGTTTCACTTCACCACCAAGTCAGAGACTGACATTTTTAGTGCTGACTTGAAAGAGAATTTTGGGTGGGCTGGCGTGCCGTTTGTGCAGTATGTAATTAACAATATAGACGGTGTACGCCAAGTTTGCCTAGATATGCAAAAGCGTGTGGACAAGTTAGCAGGACTAAGCGCGGAGAATCGCTTTTGGTCTACGCACGTATCTTATACCTTATCGGGATTGTTCGTCGCTAAGAAAGCAGGGCTGATTGATTTTGACCTTAAAGCTGTAGAGGCTTGGGCTATTAAGATGCTTAAACGCAATAAAAATGTTGTTGAGGATATGTCTATGACAGTTGAAGAAACGCTAAACAATTATATTCATGAGAGCTGGGGTAGTTTCCTACGTATAAAAAGCACGCAAGACCTACGTAAGGAGCAGCAAAACGGGTTAGATGATTTGGTTATCCCCGATCTTATGCCAAACCGAGAGCTGGTAGGTAGGTACGAGACAGATATTAAGCGGGCGTACTTACTACCTAAACCACTAAAAGCGTGGTGTGGTGACCAGCAGATAAACTACACGCAGTTCGTACAAGACTTGAAAGACAAGATGGGGGCTAAGATGCGTAAGGTTAGACTGACTAAAGGTACGTTAGTTCAACTACCACCGGCGTCTGCATTGGTTGTAGATTGTTCGTTCTCACCTGATGAGTAATGAGGTTCTTCGGGTACATGATATAAACCCTGATGGGGTACGGGTAGCACTTAGATGGGACGCCTTTGTAGTAGGGGCTTCCATCTTTGTACCCTGTATAAATACTGACCTAGCTATAAAGCAATTAACTAAAATAACAGACAATAAAGCACAACAAGTAACAATTAAAATTAGGGTAGAAAACGGTTGTTTAGGGGTTCGCATTTGGCGAATTGTATGATAAATTAGAGATTCATTAACTAGCTTAACCTCCTAGAGACGAACTACGTCACATCAACCCCCCCTCCATTGATGTGGCGTAGCGAGTTTTAAAATAAGTTAAACCCTTGATCCCATTCTTCCCTGTCTTCTTCTAACATCTTTTGCAGCGATGATGTAATCGTAATACCATCGTACATGTCCTTACTTGTTTCCTTGTGTCGCTTGACGGACTTACGTATATCTTCTGGCTTTATTCTAACTTCTGGATGCTTAGCGTTGAACTCCTCCATTTCTTCGTATGCGTCCTCCAGTGCTTCTAAGTTACTTGAGCGCAGAGATACGTATATCTTTTTCTTAATATCCTTAGCCTGCTTGCTAATCG